TACGTACAGGTCTTACCCACGTAGCCGGAGAGAATACTCTGACTTTCCCCTATAAAACTGGGGATACTCAACAGTCGTTTAGTAATACGGCTGGTACACACCTGTGTCTTGTTAACGGTGGCGGTCTGATACTGACAGATGACACTGATACTTTTGAAGTAGCTTTTAACGCCTCTGACATTACAATCACTTGGCTAGACCAGCGCAACAGTCTGCAAGATATTGATGACGTTGTGTGGGTATTCAACGCATTCTCTAAGCCAACGTCCGGTCTGACGAAGTTTCTCTATACTAAGACTGGCACTATGCCACTGGTTATCAGCGGTAATGATGACAACGGAGCCGCCCTCGCCTTTCAAGATGATGCTGTCCTTGTATTTGTAAACGACCAGTTCTTGGACGCTTCTGACTACGCATTGGCAAACCAGAACCAAATCACAATTAACAATGTGGGTGGCTCATCATCTGCATTGACCAATGCAAAGATAAGCATCATCGGATTCAACAGTGTCATCAACCAAAGTACACTGTCTGTCATTCAGACAGCCGCCGCCGCGTCAGCTACTGATGCTAGTCAACACGCCACAACAGCATCTCGTTGGGCGCAAGAGGGCGACACAACTACAGTTGTAGATGCAGACACAGGCGTAGACAGCAACGAGTATTCTGCAAAATCATATGCACAAGGCACAGGCACACCCGGTGGCTCTGCCAAGGAATGGGCTTCAAAGACAGGTTCACCTGTATCGGGTTCTGAGTATTCAGCGAAATACTGGGCTACAGACACTAATGTTACGAATGTGTCTGGCAACATTACGACCATCACAAATGTAAATAACAACCTGTCTAGTATTCAAACTATTGAAAACAACATTACAGACGTTGTTTCACTAGCCGCATCTTTGGGTGGTGTGACTACATACGTAGTAACTGTAGTTGGCGGTGTATATTACCTAGACGGCTCTTCTAACCCTACGCTTACATTTGAGCGCGGTAACAGCTACGTATTTGATTTATCCGACAATAGTAACAGCGGCCACCCACTAGCCTTTAAAGATGGCAGTACCTCATACACAACTGGTGTGACAACCACAGGCAATGCCGGTACAGCGGGAGCGCAAGTTAGAATTGATGTGGATTCCACTGCGCCAGCCACACTAAGATATTATTGTACTGTCCACGGCAACGCTATGGGCAATACCATAGCTGTTATCAACAGTAACTTTTCTATCGTTGCGGCAAACATAGGTAACGTAAACACTACAGCAACCAATATCACCGATGTTAACACACTAGCTAATTCAACCAACCTGACAAACATCGGTACAGTTGCTGGCCAAATTTCACCAACAAATAATCTGTCTACTGTGGCTGGCGTAGCAACACACTTACCGACTGTGGCTGGTGTAGCCGCTGATATCACAACAGTTGCTGGACAGATAACAAATAATAATCTGCAAACAATAGCCGCTGATATTGCAGACGTACAGACTGTGGCCAATGACCTAAATGAAACCACGTCAGAAATAGACACAGTAGCTAACGCAATCACTAACGTAGATAATGTTGGTAATAATATTGGCGATGTGACCACAGTAGCCGGTCAGATTGCACCAACAAACAACATATCTACAGTGGCCGGTCAGGCAACTAACGTAGCTCTTGTAGGTTCAAATATAAATCATGTGACCACAGTAGCCGGTATCAATAGTGCAGTATCTACAGTAGCCAATATCGCAAGCGATGTAACCGCCGCCGCTACAAACGTGGCGCAGTTCAATGACACCTATTTCGGCGCACTGTCTTCACCGCCTAGCGGTTCAAATGTTACAACAGGGGATTTGTATTTTGATACCTCTGCCGGACAGCTAAAAGTTTATGATGGTTCAAACTTTATAAATGCTGGGTCTGCTATCAACGGCACAGCACAGCGTGTACAGTATACAGCAACAGCCGGTCAGACTACGTTTGCCGCTTCCTATGATGCGGGTTATGTAGATGTATATCTTAATGGTATTAAACTTATTGTAAGCACAGACTTCACAGCAACAAACGGCACCAGCATTGTATTAGCATCAGGTGCCGCTCTGAATGATACTGTAGATATTGTTGCATATGGAACTTTCCAGTTAAACAACACATCACTAGATGCTTTGACAGATGTATCTTTAGGTACACCGGTCAATGGTCAGGTACTCACATTCAATTCAACCAGCGGTGACTTTGAACCACAGACACCAGCGGCGGCGGGGGCAACCACAGGTTTTGCCTTGGCAATGTCAATAGCCCTCGGATAGGAGCAAATAGATGGCACAAGATTTTAGACGGCATACAGCGGCCCCCACACAGGCAAATACAACAGTGTCTGTTTATACCGCTGACAGTAATGACTGTATTGTAGGTATACACGGTGCAAACGTAGCGGCCACACAGATTACAATAAGTGTCTGGGTGCGGTTGAGCGGGACCAGCACTGATATTTATTTAATCAAAGATGCTCCGATACCGGTGGGGTCCAGTCTTTCGATTGATGGTAAATTCAATGTGGCCAGTGGTGACATTCTGCGTGTTTCTACAGACACAGCGAATGGTCTAAACCTCTTTGTCTCATTAGTAGATGAGATAAGCGCATAGGATTATAAAATGGCTTACATCGGAAACCAACCAGCTAATAGTTATACTTCATTTGATAGCCAGTCTCTCACAGGAAACGGCACGGCTGGTCCATATACATTGTCTCATGCAGTATCCAGTGCAAATGAAATTGAGGTCTTTGTCAATTTTGTACGACAGCGTCCCGGTGTAGCATACACTGTTTCCGGTACTCAATTGACTATGACTGGTAATGTAGCAAGCACAGACGATTTCTATGTAGTCTATCAGGGCAAGGCTGTGCAAACCGTAGTGCCGCCGGATGGTTCTGTTTCAACAGCACAGATTAATGACGGGGCTATAACTAATGCCAAGATTAATACAATGGCGTCAAGCAAACTTACAGGCGCACTGCCAGCTATTGACGGTTCATCACTCACTGGTCTTAGCAGTGGATTTACTTTTTTATCTGACCAAACTTTAACTGGTAATAGTCAAGTTACTTTTACAGGATTTCCCAGCGGTGTTCAGATAATTAAAGTTATTATTGAAAATGCAAGTGTAGACACAACTGGAAGCCAAAGAATGAGAATTGGAGATAGCGGAGGTCTTGCAACTGGCTCATATATAAGAGGTGATACTTATGGTGCTACAGGAGTAGGTAACAGCTATGATACAAATGCAGATTCGTGGAGATTACATAGTTGGTCAGGTGCTAGTAATAATATTTTGCATAATGGCGAATTAGTGCGTTTAACAGGAAACAAATGGTTTTGGCATTGTAATGCTTTTATTACTACGTCAGCATCATATTTTGCTATATGGCAGGGTTACAAAGAGCTTTCTGGCGAACTAACCCAATTACAATTTTATCCGGGTGCTGGTTCATTTGATAGCGGCGTTATGCGTGTGGCTTATCAATAGGAGTTTGAGATGGCATTATCAAAAATTGTAAATGGTGGCGTTGCCCCATCAGGTATGCCCAGCGGGGCTGTAATCCAAACGGTCACAAATGCTACCACTGGCACAGCTACAAATAAAACAAATACAAGCTATGAAGATGTGCCTAACTTTTCTGTGACAATAACTCCTACGAGTACATCTAATAAAATTTTTGTATCTGCAAGTATGTATGGATATAATGACATAGTAACATCAACAAATACAAATATGAATATACAGCTTTTACGAGACAGTACAGTTTTAGCTACTATGGTTTGTGGCTGTCATACTGGCTCTGGTGGATTGAGAATAAGAGATAGCATAGCCTTTGTAGAATTAGATGCTCCAGCAACAACAAGTGCTGTAACTTATAAAATACAAGCCGAAACAAGTCATAGCACTTCTGAGTATTATATTTATTCAGGTGAAATAATTGCTATGGAAATAGCGGGGTAACAAATGGGTCATTATAAAAACAGAGAGTTATTCCAAGATGAAAACGGAAATGTCGTGGTAGAAATAGCGGCACAAGCATTGTTAGATGCAACTGATTGGACACAGATACCCAACTCAGGATTAACTGATGACTGTGTAACTGCATTTGCTACTTATCGAGAAAGTTTAAGAGTTATTCGTAAAGAAAATCCAACTAATCCAACTTGGCCTGATGCACCTAGTGAGGAGTGGAGCTAATGCCTTATATCGGAACCCAGCCCCTATCAGGCAACTTTATAAAGCTAGACAGTATTTCTGTGGTCAACAATCAGGCCACATATACCCTACAATCTGGCGGCGCAAATTTTAAACCCGGTCAGGCAGAACGCCTACTCTGTTCAGTGAACGGTGTGGTCCAAAATCCAAATGATGCATTTACTGTATCCGGTGCAACAATTACTTTCAGTGAGAACCTAGTCACAGGCGATGTGATTGATTTTATTGTAGCCCTCGGAGAAGTCGGCACAACAACTACACCGGCTGATGGTACGGTAGACATAAACAAGATGTCTAGCAGTATCATGAAAAACAACGCTATCCGGGTAAACGACACTAACCTAACCAGCAACGTAACTATAGCCGCTGATGAAAACGCTATGGTAGCTGGCCCATTCACCATTGACAGTAGCGTGACGTTGACTGTCAACGGTACATTTACGGTGGTCTAGATGAGCAAGTTATATGTAAATGAAATAGCCAGTAAGACTGGTACGGCAGATGCTTTGACCATTGACAGTACTGGGCGTGTTTTTCAACCAGCTAAACCAATTATGTCTTTGCGAGGCGCATCAACATTTTCTAGTGCCAGCCCCTTTACTACAGATACCGCACCAAATACAGGCGGAGATATTGGGGCATTATCTAATCTAAGAGAGGTGACGGCATGGGGGCAAACACACATAAATCAAGGTGGAATGTATACAGGTGATGGAAGGTTAACCGCGCCAGTTGCTGGTATATATGAATTTACCATATCGTGTTCTCGCACTTTAACCCAAGCAAATTCAGCTAGAAGTTTGTGGGTTCTACATCGTCCAGCGGGTTCTTCAACAGTTGAAACAATATATTACTGTTGGTCTTCTGGTGATTATAGTTGGTACACGCATAATTTTAGACACATTATGACTTTAGCCGCTAATGACCAAATCTCTGTTGGAGCATACGTTGGTTACTTATGGCATCCAGATGTAGTCCATGCCCATTTTTCTGGACAGTTGATAGGATAGGAGTTTCATAATGGCAAGCGAACTAGGCGTACAAACTATCCAGCACACCAACGGCACAGATGCTATGACCATTG